TTCTTGATACTGTTTTGATTGAAATGGATATTCAGTATTATATTTATTTAAAATAGATTGTTTTCGTTTTTCTATGATGTGTTTTAATTGACATGTATTTTCTATACCATATTTTTGTAAACATATAACAATTAATAATATAATCTTTCATATTATTAATATTTCTAAATTATTTTTAAGTTAAATTAAAGTGAAACCATAATATTATAACCTCTTTTGCCTGGTTTATTATTTATATCAATTCCCTTACTTTTTTCTTCTTTATAATTTATTTTTTCAAACTCCTCTTTAAACTTTTTTTGAGTTTTTAAACATTTCTTACCATTAATTTTGCACCATGTTTCATATACTTTAAAAATATCTTTTAATCCAAATCTTAAATTAGATATTTCAGTTTTTTTACAACACGAATTTGCGAATAACAATATATCATTATTGATTAATGATTCTGTTGAAATGTTTGGTTGTATAACATTTTTAACAGGTAGAGGAGCTACTATATCTAACGAAATAATTTGTGGTTTATCTTTATCATACAAATATAACCAACCATCAGGAGTTTTCCAATAATATTTTTCTGGAAATGTATTGTCGTCTTCTATAAAATCATCTCCATCTTCATTTGTATATCCGTGAGTATTTTGTTGTTTATACTCTTCTTTAAGAACAGAATGTTTTATTTTATCGCCAACAACTAAATATGGAGTTTTTTTAATGTAGTCATTTGTTAGTTTTGGTAAAGATTTTTTATTCTTTGTAATAGTAATGTGTATATTATCATAATTATCATAACACAAAATGTTATATGTGTTTGGTTTACGAATTGTAATATAATAATTATAAGGTTCATTATTTTCAATCGCATCTTGTATACCATTATATCTATCACTATTAACACTACCTTTTTTAATTTTAACTACTCTATCTAATTTAAAATCATTCAATACAGGAAATGTTTTCAATACTAATTTATTTAAATTTACTCTATCAAAATCAACAATACTATTTTTAGAAATACATAAAGGAATACCTCCATAGTAATTTCCATATTTATCAATAAAGTCATCAATATCCATTTCTTTTATTTCGTTGATACAAATATATTCTGGTAAGTTAGTTTCTTTACACCATTCACTTATTTCGGTATCGGTCATATCGTCAATAATAATTAATTTATAACCATTATTTTTGCTGTCATAATGTTTAATTGGTTTTAAATTTTTTCGTTTCCTTGACACATCAATATATTTCATATATTTACCAAACTTAAAATCACCATTATCTATTATACTTTCCAATAGTTCTTTGATTTCTTCCCAAGACTCACAACCCATAATATATTTTTCTATTTCTTTTATAAATTTAACATAAAAGTTCTCTATTATGTCTTGTAATTCAGTTGTAGTCCATAATGTAAGTTTCATAGTTCCATTTTTTAATTCTATGTCATTATATTTTCCTTGTAATCTTAATCGTTGCGATATGTCGGTGCAGTTTAATGATGCATGAGACACAAAATACTGGTCTGTTAAATGTAGTGAATAGTTGTCATAATCGTCGCTTGTAAAAGAATATCCCCTTTCTCCATATTTACCTGTTATTGTCACAATTGTTTTATGTAAAATTGGTGTATCACTTTTTTCAAATAAAATTCTTAATAATTTATAAACAAATTTTATATTCAACATTTGTGTATTTATGTTGAAATAACAATAATTATTAGGTAGTTTTTCAGATTTTTCAGTATCTATAGATGACCCATATACTCCTCCTAACTGCCATAATCTTTGACTTGTTGATGATTGTTTTGAGTCCCATTGACACCAATATTTAATATCTTTTTCGTAGTTTTTTGATATATATAATCTTAAGCAATTTCCGTGATATATTACTATAAATAAATTTGAAAAATCTTTAATTATTTTATCTACTAAACAAAATTGATTAGTTCTTATTTTTTCTTCACTTATTAATAAAGAATTATATTTGATGGTAGGTCTTTTTAAAATTTCTTCTATTATTTTTTTTATGTTAATATTATAATCTTCAACAATATCATAACAAGTTTTTTTTTTATGATTTTCTTTGTCTTGATAATCCCACCAAGCTTCAACAAGTGTAGTGTTAAAACTTATAGAATTATTAAATAGTCCAAAATAATCATTTGACCTTTTCATTTTATGAACCTTTGATATTTTAATTTGTATGTCAGTATGGTCGCTTAATCTGGTTGTTATATTATATAATAACGAATGTGCTGTCCCTGTAATGTGTAATGCGTATTTTACTTTTTTATATATTTTAGCAAGTAATATTTCACATGCTGTAGAATCTTTTTTATCATTATCATTGCTTCTGTCATTTGAAGATGTTGGACTCATTAAATCGCTTTCATCAACGAGTGTAGTTATATTAACGAGTTCATCATTATAATAAATATACTCGCTAAATTTTGTATTTATTTTTGCTAATTGGGTATGATTCATTAAACAACAAAATATGTCATTTGAATTAATTGCTTCTTTATTACTTAATTTGTTAATAATATCATTACTATTTATGTCTTTTAGCTCTGGAAGTTTATAATCTTTCCAATAATCAACATTATTTTCATCAAAGTATTCTTGGAGTTCACTATTAAATTCTTGAAACAAAGATTTTATAAATTGAATATTAAAATTGTAATTTTCTGTTCCAACTATATCATCTTGCAATTGTTTTTGGTCTATTGTTAAATTACGAAAAATGTATAAAACAGGTCTCTTGAGTATATGGACAGAAATCCACATAATTATACACGCTTGAACTCGTTTTCCAAGCTGTATATCTCCCCATAATAGTTCTACTATTGATTTTTCATTATCTTCTAAATTAAGCGAGTTTAATAAATCTTCTTCAAATGAAGGTAAGTTAATATTTTTTGGAATATGTTTTAATTTTATTGGATTATTTCCCCAATTATGTCTTTCTAAACTTTCTCCATTAATATATTTACACTTATTTAACATAATATTTATAATTTTTTCAAGAGGTTTTTTAAATATATCATTTCTTTTTTTGAAAAATGTATTTATTTTATCTTGTAGATATGTCATTTGTATCATCTAATATATATTGTAAAGGCAAATCTTTAAATCAATTTTTTATTATAAAAATAAAATGCCTTTAAAAAATATGCTTTTACATATTTATAAAGAGAAAAATATAAAAAATAATATTATATAAATGACAAAACAATTTACACCAGATTTGAAGTTAAAAGCAGTTAATTATTATCATAAAATTAATAACTATGTTAAAGTATGTGAAGTATTTGAATGTAGTGAAAGAAGTTTGAAAAGATGGGTTGAAAGATATGATAAAAGTAAAAATGTGAATAGAAAAACAAGAAAATTAGGGTCTTATAAGTTAGAAAAACAACATATACAATTTATTAAAGATACATTACGAAAACATAGTGATATACAAATGAACTTTTTACACGAATTACTCAAAGCAAAATTTCCAAAATTAAATATATCACGACAATATTTATCAGACATTATTAGAGATAATAATATTACCAGAAAAAGAGCAACTTTCAAACATTTTCCGAAAACTTATAGAGGCAATGTTAGAAACGAACAAAAAGAACTAAAAGATTTTTTTGATGTAATAAATAATTTCAAATTAGAAGACATTATTTCGATTGATGAAACTTCTGTAAGCACATCACTTACTCATAATTATTGTAGATCATTTTTAGGTGAGAGATGTGTAAAGAAAACAACTAACAATGAAGTATTCAAAAAATATTCTTTGGTAGTAGCAATAAATAATAAAAAATGTATAGCATCTGAATTATATCAAAATGGAGCAGTAAATTCAGACAGATTTAACGATTTTTTGAAAAAAATATGTAGTAAAGTAAGGGGTAAATTATTTGTTTTAGATAACGGACAAATACACAAAAAAGAAAGCACAAAACAAATAATAAAAGAAAGTGGTAATTATTTAGTATATACTTGTCCTTATCACCCACGTTTGAATAGCATAGAGCAGTTTTTTAATCAAATGAAACATTATATAAAATTAGATAAACCTAATACATTTACAGAATTAGAAAAAAGTGTAAAAGCATCAATAGATAAAATTAAAGAAGAAAATTACAAAAATTACTTTATTTATGCTTATAATAAAGATTACTATAAAAATAAAACGAACAAAAGAAAATATACAAAAAGAAGAACATTAAAAGTATATAAAGATTAACCAACTCGGCATTTAAAATACGCGTTGCTCTAAATATAATTATAAATTACATTTAAATTATTTTGTTTAAACAACTAAAAAACTAGGCTCAGCTGCTACACCACAAATGCCGATATCATTTGTAGATGATGTCCTCTTAATACGAACATATCCAGAT